AGGGGGAATGTTTTGGGAAAGAAAAGAGTAACAGTTCCAACTTGTCCCGTCGCAACTAAATCATTGTCTCCAGTAATTCCTTGAATTTCTTTAAAACCAACAGGATTAAAGCCATACTGCGTGGACCTTTGACGAGCAACGTTCTGCTCTGGTCGGCTATCTACTAACGCTTCCGAATCTGTAACTTTTCTAAATGGACCTAACTGCGGATGTTTGGGATCAAACTCATCGGGCCCAACAAGCAAACCGTTCCATTCACGCCTCATAAGCCGGTAAGGGTACTGAAACCCGGACCGGTCGGAAATAGCTAAAGCATTTTTTCCAGAGGCAAATTTACCCATTAACTTACCCTAAAATATTGAAAATCAGGAACAACGTTAAAAGAAGACCTATCTCTGTCTTCAGTCGCTGCGCGTTCAAACTCTTCCTCATAAACAGCCTTTAAAAGCTGAACACGATTTGGGGCACGTTTAAGGGCCAGATAATAGGCCAATCCTGCGGCAAGACAGGGATAAAACCTGAAAGGCATATCAAGAGTATTAGTATATACATCCGCGTCCTGTATTCGAGTCAAAGCATCGAAATGTATTACATCGGTGCTGTTTTCTGGAACAGGCCAAACTTTTAAATTTGGGGTAAGCTGTCGATCAAGAAAGAATTGATTGGGTCTACCCGTTGTTGTCTTTGTGGGTATTCCTAAATACTCGTCACGGCTTAATCTTTGTAATTGAAAATCTGTCCCATCTCTGCGGACTACAACAGATAAGACATCAATTACATCAGGCCCTAAATCGTATTCACCGTCGCCAGAAACCATGGCGACAGTCCTTTGTTTTATAGTCCATTGATTAAGTCCACGATTAGCCCAATCCGCTAAAAGAAGATTTAAAGACCTTCTCGCTGAAGTAAGATCATACCCTGTACGGACTTCCAAGCCACATCGCTCGAAAGCCTCTTCAATGTAATCTGCTACATCTAGCTCAAAATCTGCGCTACCTGAAGTCGCCATTTACTTCTTCTTCACGGCTCCGCCACGACGCATTTTTTTAACCATGCCACCGCCGCGCATTTTCTTTACCATACCACCGCCGCGCATTTTCTTTACCATGCCGCCGCCGCGCATTTTTTTAACGCCAGTTTTTTTACGAGGTTTCATTGCCATTTTTTAGTCTCCTATATAAGGTTTCACGACGACTATACGTGTCAATCACGTTATAATCACTTCCATAGCTATTATAATAGCCTCTTTTATTCAACTTGTCTGCTGCAACTTGCAATTTAGACAGCCTTTGAACAAAAATCATTGCATACTCAACTTCAGTAACCGGATCAAAATCTACTTCTTCTTCAAAATCGCTTGGTTCGTCATCTGGATGAAAACCCATAACCCAAATGTCTTTATCAATAAACATTCCTTCTGAAATAGCGGTGTTAAGCTCTTCAAGGTAGTTATGAAAGTCTTCGGAACCCTTATTATTACTTAAATCAACAATAATGGCTAAATCAAAGATGTCTTCAAATTGGGAAATGGTGCTATAGAGAACTTGATAATGGCTGTCATACTTAAATAGTATGGCAACCTTTTCATCAATAATGGCTTGTTTTGCATAAGGACAAGCCGGTAAATCATTAAAGAAGGGACTTGGCTTTTCTAAAACTTCTGACGTCCATTGCGTAATTTCGTCCACAATCTCTTTTTCAACACTAAGATCAGGGAAGAAATGAGCTACATTCATGACTGAGTCACCGACCCTTTGGTGTATTTCTCCCTATCCGCAAGGATAATACCACAACCACGAGCTACCGCTTTTCCCTTCTTCTTTGGACCTACTATCGGGCGTTTCGGTTGCGGATTGGCGACTTCACCACCCCTAGCCATCCTCACGGTTGCCGCTTTAGTGTTAGAAACAACCTTTTTGCCCTTTGCACCACCTTTTTTCTTCTTCTGAGCGGTTGATTTGCGTTCGGATTTGCTTAAACTCTGTGCTTTTGAACGCGGTAGGCACCTGTCTGGGCGTTTTTTGTTTTTGGAAGTGCCGCAAGGACCTGCAATGTTTCCAGAACTGTCAATTCTTACCCAATCTTGATCCAACCAATCTTGTAGCTTGCCCATTACCGGCCCTTTCTCTTACCGCCTTTTGATTTTTTGGCGTAATTAGGGTCTTTACAGTACTTAGAAGCCGCTAAATTAGCGTATGCGCTGGGATAAGTATCAAACGTGCGTTGTGCCCATGCTTTTCCTTCGGGACAAATCTTACTGCCTTTGCTTTTTGGAGACGCTTTTTTGGATTTTTTTGAATATGCCATTATAAAAGTTTTCCTGCTATTGCGGTCGCTATAATCAAAAGAGCAATACCCCAAAGGCGCATGTCAAGCTTATCAAGCTGTTTATCAATCTTTTGATAACGCTCGTTGCATTCCGCTTCGTGTTTTTCCAGCAATTTTAAAACTTCTTCGACCTTCATATTACCATGCCTTGCAAGACCAATATCTGGCCGTAAATTTGTCTTTTGCTGTATCACACGAGTGCCTAGCTCGAAAGTTCTTACGCCTTCCGGGCTGGGCTTTTTTAATAGACATCTTTGGATCACCGAATCTAACCAGTTTGACCTCAGATCCCTTTTTAGCAAGTACTGCGCTCTTCTTGGACTTATTAGGCGTTCTTTTAGGTTTGTTGTATCCCGCAAAAGTCTCACCTCTGTAACTTATTCTACCAGAAGGAAGTCGCTTAACATTCTTTGTAGAAGCCACAATGATTCCCCTAAGTAAAGAAAAAAGTTACCGCCGTAATGTTTGTAAGCACAGATACATGAATGTCACTCACCCGTATACCGTTAGACGGTATATTTACAGAGTGTGTGTCAGAGGCGTTAAAATCCAAATCCAAAACAGTAGACCCGCCGTTACCGTCAGTGACGGTAAGGCGAGGTGTTCCTGAACCTGTTTTAAGCTGTATCTGACGAATACGTGCAGGACCAACGGCTACAGAGCCCGTGGCTGTCACGCGTTTTGTTTTAACATCAGAAGTAGACATATTAAATATCCTTACTATACATCATCGAGTAATGCACAAACAATACAGGTTGCAGTTGCGGCGGCTCCACCAGCCGGGTCATATCCAATTGCGTGTACGTCAGCAACTGTTGTATTTGGATACCTACCATAAAAAGACTGGTTAGGACTGATCTTAACCGCATCGTCAGCAGTGTTTGCTGCGGTGCCCGCGTCAAAAACAACATAAATGTCATTAGCTGCGTCCGTATTTTTAATATATATGAACTCGACCTTATCACCTGTTGCAATTGCAGTTGGTGCGGTGTCATCATCCACAGCGGTATAGTCTGTATAATAGCCCGCCATGAGATCAGTACTTGCCGCACTAACGCTAGTCAGTTTGTAGTACCACTTGTCGTTCGCGTCTTTTGGCGAAACAGTGGTTGTGGCTTCGATAGTTTTGGCTATCTCGTCCGGTAAAATCGTAGTCTTCATGACTACTGTTGCTGCATCTGCCATGAGTTACCTCCTATTAAGCGTTGTTGATGCCTTGGATGTACTCAACTGTGATGAAACCGACACCAGTAGTACCAGAAGCAAATTTAATAAAAATTGAAGCGTCTGATGAACCAATGTCTGCCCAAGTGTCGCCGTCCGTTATAGTTCCAGCCGAACCATACTTAAAGACGTTTGCAGCAGTACCCGCGGCAAGTGCTGAGAAAAGTTCGGTTGCAGTGGCAGACGTACCAACGCTAATGTTAGCCGCAGCCGTTGCTGTAGTAATATTAATAATCACCTCAGTAACTTGACTGTTTGCCGGGATTATAATTCCGGTATCGGCTGCGGTAGCGGATTGTGTCCAACCTGCGGTTTGAGCCATTTTGACAAAGCCTACGTTAGCAGACCCGCCTTCACGCACGGTTCCAGCTTTTACTGGACCTGAAAAAGTTGTTGTACCCATGTTAATCTCCTGTCTGGGTTAGTCAACGGCACCATGCCGTTGTCAGGGATAGCACCACTATAACACAGGAAAAGAAAAAAGAAAGGGGCCTTTGCAGGCCCCTTAGTTATCAGAGAGGAAATCTTTTGCAAAAAGATAACCTCAGTATAACATACTTTACGCTCCGGGTGTACCGAAAACGCAACGCCAGTCAGAAACACCAAAGCTATAACGCTCACGTGCCTTGAATCGCATGTTGCCAGTGTCAAAATCACCTTCCATTGCCGTTTTAATTGGCGAACGGTTGAAATGTTTGAAACCGTTAGGCGCATCCGTCTTAATGAAGAAAGCGTCTGTATCTGTTAGGAAGTGGTTAACCACGGCCCCATCAGGTATCATACCCATGTTCTTCATTGCGTTTGCGTCATTGTCCGCAGTTGCTGAACGTAGGTTTGAGTTCATCACGCGCTCTGCAATGAATTGCAGTTCTTTTGGAATGATGAGTTTCATACCGCGTACAGCGATCTTTAGACCACGCTCATCAGTCAAACCAGCAATATCAATCAACATCTGCTCTAACGAAGTTTCGTTCAAGTCAGCCGCTGTTGTAAGTAAGTTACGCTGATTGCCTGATAGGCTTGGGTGAGCGTTTGAGCATAATGCTGCTCCGTCACCCACTGCATTAGCTCCTGCGCTAAACGCATTGTTTAGAATAGAAGCCGCTTTGATTTGCTTTGTCTGCGCCATAGAGCGGGCCAAAGCTTTAGTGTAACGAGATGCAAGACGATCATAAAGATTGTCCTCAACTGCTTCTTCCGTAATAGAAAACGCAAGAGCAATTGTCTCGTGTGTGTAACGCGCAGTGTATGTTTCCTGTGCATCGTCAAAGTTGATGGCAGCGCCTTCAGCTTTTGTCGGTGCGGTGGAAAAGCCACCAAGCATTACTTCTTCTTCGAATGCACGATCTGAAGATTCCTCTTCAAATATCTCTGCATGCTCGTTTTCGTAACGAGTGTATTCGAGTCCAAACAAGGCATTAAGACCGGGTTCCAACTCTTTCGCTAATTGTGCGCGAGAAATAGCCATATTTCAGCCCTCCTTAAATGCCGGTTGACAACGACGTTGTCTGCGACGCGGAGGCCGCAACAGGTGCGTTGTGATGAAAATTGAAACGAACAACATAGTTCACCCCTGCTGACGCAAAGTCCAAGTTGTTTTCGTCGCCACTTAGGCCGACTATACGCATGAACAAGGTAGCAGTTGTGTTAACTGTTGAAATATCTAATTCAGCAGTTGAGTTACCATTTGTTGTCGAACCAGATGTTGCAGTTGCCAAAGAGCAGTTTGCAAAAATGTGTGATAGTGCAGTTGCACGATCAGTAGACGTTGTGTCCGCTGCACACATAAATAGTTGGTTCGGGTTGTCCGCCACGAAGGCTTTAACGGGATGGTTCGTATCAACGCTTGCGTTGTTTGAACCGGGCCAAAAGTTCTTAAAGACTGGTTTCTTTGTAGAACTATCAACGTACTCTACGCCCATTAGGACTCCTAGAGCAGGAACTGTACCACCGTTAGCATTGCCAACAAGTCCAATTACACCAGCAGCCAACGGAATAACCGGAGAGTACTGAAAAATTGCGTCAGTGTTGTTGCTTGCTATCTCATATTGAGTAACACCAGTGGTATTTGCGCCTGCGCCGTTAAGCCCAATAGGACGTAGACCAAAGGCAGTATTTTGATTTGCCATCTTACTTTTCTCCTAAAGGGGCAGCCCTTAATCTTTCTGTGGGCCACCGAAGGTTACACGAGATTGACGATCAGCATTGCTGATCCTCATGGTTGAATGTGCATTCTCGCGCATCATATCGTGGTCAACCGCATCTTGCTGATGTTGGCTGCGTTCATTAAAGTACGCAGTTCTTTCAGCTACAGTCTCTTCCGGTATTCTTGCGAGAAGCAATCCGCCTACTCCAAACACACCTTGATATTTACCTGATTCAACTACCGGGGCCTCAAAGTCCGGAAATTCGTCCTTACGAACTAATTCCCAACCCTCGCGCATTTTTGCGCTAACGTTTTTAGTATCATCAAATCCACGCGTTTCGGCGCGTATCCAACGATGCTTAAAACCATCCGGTGCAGGTGGTGCATCTAACATTGACGGGGGAGCCCAAGGCTTTCTTATTGCCTGTTTCTCCCGGGTTTGTGTTGCGCGAGAAGCTCGATTGTTTGTCTGTTCAGTCATGGTTCTTACTCCTTCACGTGTTTCGCATATTCTTCTAGCGGCACACCCAATTTCTTCGCAATTGCGACTTGGCTAGGGGTGAGTCTAACCTTTTTCCCACTGCGCCCAGAAGTACTTCTTGTGGCACCAGCAACCGTTTGGGCGGGTCGTTTGCTAGTGGTTTTTGCGCCCGCATTAAATTTACCATCAATGCGTCGGTCTAGTTCACTATAGTACTCATCAGTCGTGGGGTCAAACCCTTCTTCTTCGACAAGTCTTTTATGTATCCCAAAAGCGGCGTATGTCATGGCTTCATCATCTCCAAACCACGAATTACGCAAGGCCCATTGCTCTGCTTTAGCGTCAGGCCGTTTAGGAACCTGAGGGGCCGCCTGTTGAGGAACTTGTTGAGCAACCGCCTGCGTCTGAGCTTTTTGATGCTCTTGCTGGGCTTTTGCCTGTTCTGCTCGATCGGCTTGAATGGCAAGGCTTGTTAACTTGCGTTGAGCCGCAACCGTAGACGCGCTATCCCCAATCTCTATTGCACGAGAAAGGTCAGCTTCAGCTTGCTCCATTTGAGAAGTAACCCTTGAAGAGTACTCATTAACATAATTGTTATCCAAAGACTCCATGCGCTGTTTCATCTGATCAGACTCTGCCTGAACATTCTTGGCATATGTCAAAGCTTCTTCTCGTTGACGCTCTGCCTCACGCATCTTCTTCGTTAAACGGTTAATTCTTTTTTGAGTAGCGTCTTCAGCTTTTTTAAATTGATCGTCTGAATCCGCTTCAAGAACTTCAACCTCTTCCGTTTCTTGAGGAGCTTCAGCTTCTACTTCCACTTCCTCTGCTGTTCCAAGATCAAGTTCTACCTGATTTTCTTCTGCCATAATTTACCTCTTACAGATGTTGAATATCTTCTGGGTCCATAATCGTCGCCAGAATTTCGTCGTCGTTTAATATCCGGACTTCTCCTCCGTCTATCTGGAACCTAGAGCCAGCATAACGGGCAAACATAACCCATTGCTTCTCCTCGCACCAAGGACCCATCGGAAACTTGTCCTTGTCCTGATACGCAAGAGGACCAACTTTTAAAACATAGCCAACTTGCGTAGAAACTTGACTACGCTCCTTAACTTCTTCCGGTATAAATATACCACCCGAAGTCTTGGCTCTGCCTTGATATGGAAGGATTAGAATGCGCCAACCCGTAGGGTATGGCATCCGGTCTAATAAGCTTGCACCAATCGTCTCTGGATTGAGTATCGGCTTATCGACATAAGCATCTGCAAGATTTGCAGTATTCTCTTTTTTCATTTCTTTAACGGCTGCTGCCGCGCCAGAAAGATCTACTTTAGTGCCTTCATTCATCAGTTTGCTCCTGTTTATCTAGCAGGCTCTTGAGTTCCTGTTCCACGTAATCAAGGGCTTTTAAACTACCCATAAGCTCACGATATTGCTCCATATTCGCGACATTGTCATAAATTAACAAGTCGTGAACCGCCTCGCGCCGCTCTCGTAAAAGACGAAAAACAGCCTCGGCTAAACTTATTTGCATATATCTCCTCCTGTTATTAATTGCACCTTACACAACAGATATAGGATTTACTAGGAGAAACTGTGACTTTATGCGATTATTTAAGCCACCCGTAAATTTTGTTTGTTTCCTTTATACGATGATCTAGTCCGGTATATCCGCCGTTTATTCTTTTTGTTAGCTTTTTTACAACGTCGTCACTTACACCTTCGTCACATATCTTCCACAGGTTATTCTTCTTAAAGAACCACAAAGCCGTCTCCATCGCATACTCTTCTTCAAGCAACTTTGGATTTTCTAAAACTTCTGGAGCCCGCATGTCTGAAGCAAAAGACCTGACGTTGTTATATCCGGTTAATTGTAAAAATCCTCGGCCAATGTAGGCGCTGGCTTTTTCTTTCGTATCGTTCCCCATCCTGTCAAAGTAGACGTTTTCAGCAAGCGCTTTGGGGTTCTTGGCAAACGGCTCGGCACTTTCCTCCGTAGGAAAACGACTCGGCCAAACCTTCATCATAGCTTGTACAGAATAATTCAAGTTCTCACAGGTATATCTAAAAGTACCGCTTTCATGAACAACTTGTCCCAACAAATGTGCGCCACGCTCCGGAGACAACTCATAGTGCTTTACTATAGCCTTGGCCGTATTTGGGCCAAACGCTCCATCCGGAGAAACGCCACATTTTTCCTGCAACATCTTTAATGCTTCAAACGCCATTATTTCTTCCTAACAAACTGTTTGTACCCTTTCACACCGAAAGAGGCCGAAATTGCAATACCTAAACTGTAAAAATACCAGTCCGGTGCTTTTTGGAGTTGTTCAAACCCCCTGTCTACTATGCCCTCGGCACCCGGTACGAAT